ATGTTAATTGAAACTCCATACAAAACCGGAGACACCGTGTCTCTAAAACTAAGTTCAGGCGAAGAGATTGTTGCTCGTCTTGAAGATGAATCAGATACAAAATTTATACTACATAAACCTATGGTATTGATTATGCAACAGCAAGGCCTAGGACTAGCACCGTATATGTATAGTGTATCGCCCGATGCCAAATTTAATGTTTTGGCATCTACGGTAAGTTGTATCGCTAAAACAGAATCAGATATAGCAAAACAGTACACCTCCAGCACCAGTAGTATTCAAATGGTATAAAACCTCAGCTAAATATATTAGTATAAAACGAGGAGTTCCGTATGTCTGCTGAGGATTGCAATGCCAGTTAGTATACCATTAATTTTAGAAACCACCCAGCTTGCTATCGATTCTTGCGACCCTATGAATCTCGACACTGGCGATATATCTAATACGGGAAAAAGTACAGGTGCCCAAACAAACCTTGATTCAAAAATTGCACAAACTAACGCAATTGAAGCAAGTAGCGAAACCTTCAAAACTTTAGGTGATCTTACACAATTATTAATACCAATTAAAAATGAGTTTGTAGATATTGTAGCAAGAATAAACGCAAAACTTCGTCCCTATGAAGAAAAAGTACAAAGAGCACAAGATGAATTTGCACAAATAACAGATTCAGAAAATTGGTATGCTACTAACATTCCTCTAGAAGAAGCTGAAAGAGACGCGGCTATTGTCGACCGCGATAACGCACAAGCTGCATTAGATGCATTGGATTCAAATTCTCCAACCTATGCAACTGACGCTGCTGTTCAAAATAATATTATAGGAAATGCAACCTCAAATATTGTTACAGCCCAAATCAACCTAGATAATTATGCTAATGAAGTTGTTGATCTCGCAAACAATAGGGCAGAATGGCAAACTTTTAATGATTATCATCAAGCTGTAATAGATGATATTATAAGCACCTTTAATACTATTATGGCGCCTGTTAGGTCTGCGTTCGGCGCCGCAAAAACAGCAATTACAACATCAAATGGTTATATTACTAGTAGTAAGTCAATGATGTTAGACAACGCTGCTTTAATTGCAAAAACGCTAGCAAAAACAGCCAGTGCTGCTGTTACACAGGCAATTGGCGATATTGCAGAAAATTCAAATATTATGGCTCCAGTAGACTCGCCAGCTGATATCGGTGGAGGCGGCAGCATTGATTTAACAGGCTGGCCGAGTTTCCGTGGAGCAAAAGATACCCAACAATTTTTAGGACCAGTATGGGACGGAGTAACAGTTCCACCTCATGTCGAACTTAGAAAGACCCAGATTGCAAGTGTTTCTTATAACTCAGCTGGCGAATTTAGTGTGATGGAGTTTGGACCTACAACAACACACATTTATCAGCCTAACTATCCAAATGTACAAGAATTAGTGCCAGGTTATGTCAGAGGCGGCATGAGGTGGCTTCCCCAGCCTGTAGATGGAAAAATACATGCGTACCCTATAGTGTTAAGCAACAAGTTTATCCTTGGTAATGAACGTTATGATCAAGCATATAATTCGCCTGCCGGCGGCCCGGTAAGCCGCGGACACCGTACTATTCATTGGTATAGTTGGCTCCCAGGTGGTGAACCAATGAAAGATGTAAACGGCATGCCAGTTGTGATTAGTCAAGCGGAAGGGCCTCAAGACTCTTTCTATCAACTTTATTCAGTGACAGACCGCGATAAGGGTGAAGAACGTTTTATTGATACTAACCCCCAACTCAATCGCGGCAAAATAGTAATTCCTATAGTTAATCAAACAATGTTTCTCAACACTGTTACAGTTCCTATGGCGTTAGGTGATGCACTTATTACTGTTGGAATAGGTCGGACAAATATTAAAGGTAGAGCACCCACAGCTCAAGAATTAACAGTAATTGACGTAGAAGCCTTTGAAGGTGTTCGCAATATCACGAAACAATTGCCCTCAGGTTTTATAATAAGAAGATCAAACGTCAGCGGTGATGATGAGCTGGACCAATTCCGAATTAAATCTTTTGATGATTATATATCTACAAATAAAGTTACACTTGAGCCACCACCACTAACCACCGGCGGCGGAATTGAAAATCCAAAAAGTTTTAAGAATCAACGACAGCTAAGAGCAACTGCAGCTGAAGGTACTTTTACAAATATTAGATTTGATGTTCAGTTAGGAGCATACGAATTAATAGAAGAACCAACTAATTCAAGTACAAATTCTTTTACAAATAACAGATTTTCAATGGTACGTGTAACTGAAGAAGAACTTATAGAGTTTTTTTACAATACAGATCAATTAAATCAATGGGATCGAACCGCTACGGATTTCTTTCTTAGGAATGTCACAGTACATGACCCTAGAATCGCAGGCACAGGCAAATTTGCACCGGCTCGTGAAAACGGAAAGGATATTGAGTATAAATTTCGCAGCCTCGATGGTGTTGATTACATGGATGGCCAAGCAATTAAACAAGGTGATAGCTTCACTTTCAACGGCGTCAAATATATTAGACTTTTGATATATCATAACCAGGACCAAGGATATCCCAATTCGCACAGCACCATAGCAATAGATGAATCATTTGGACCTATAAAAATTTATACTGTTTCAAACTATTATTTTGGTTATGTAGATGCAAGTGATGTAGAAAACATAGAATATCTGCCATGGAAAGCAGCCAAAGATTTTGACCCCTGGGGCGCTCCGGCAAAAATTAAAGACGATAGTATTTTTATATCACAAGCGTCAAATATTAGTGTAGCAAACGATTATCATCACGACTATTTAAAACCAGAAAGGCTTCAATATGTAAAATTTGCAGGTCAGCCAGCTTATAGACTGTTTTTTGAACGCAATAGTAATAATAATAACGGCACATTCAGCGGCGCATTTAATTCGAATACAGGACTTGTTATTGCGCAAGAAAAAACAGCAGAAGAACAAGCTCAGGACGAAGCAAACGAAAACGCCGCAGGGACATTGGGGCAGCAACCATTTATAGCAACTGACAGTGTTCTTACATATGATACAGCTGAAAGAGCAACAGCAGACTTTGAAGCTGGCATTTATACGAATGAAAGACTAATACGTGTAAACAATTTTAGAAGAAGTGAAGAAGTTGGTCTAGGAGAATTGTTTATTGTTGAAGGCGTTAATTGGATGCCGGTAAACGAGTGGGAACAAGCATGGAGAGAAAAAACAGGAACAGGTGTTGATGTAGAAAGTCATTATGAAGTAATAAACAATGTAATAGGTTTAAGACCCGAACCTCTTGATGTTGCATCTGCAAAACCAAGTATGCCCGCCTTTGAAAAACCACCTACATCTAAAACAATAACATTAGGAGATAGAACTGTTGACTTAGGTCCTATGCATCCTTTCACAGACTTAATTAGCGGCGCAGATGCGTATGAAAGAGCAACTAAGGCTCATTTTGAAGACATAACACCTTTTGTAGACGTTGTGGAAAATAGTCAAACCGTTGCTACAATTAATACGGCTGGCCTAGGCGGATTTGATGAAGAAAAGGTAAATGCAAAAAAACTTGCAGAAGCTGTTACAGAAGACGTTAAAAAAATAGTAAACACAGCAGAGGATGAAAAAGATAAAGCTAAATTTGATTTTGCAACAGTTACAGAAAATTTAACAAGTGTTACTGCAACATCAACAGCATTATCTGTGAAGTCTGCTGCAGAAGCAGGTACGTCTCTAATGAGCAATGCTCGAACATCTGTAATACCTGTATCCTCTACAGCGTTTCCAGAGAACGAACAATTGATTGCAAGACAAGAGCCTCCTATTTTACCCGACCCTTATGACATAACAAGCGGCGGCAGGATACCTAGTTAATGGCTAAACCTAGTGCAAGAATAGACGATAAAACAGATGGAATCTGTTATCACCCAGATCATAACGAGCCGTTCCCTACAAAAGGAAGAATAATTACAGGCAGTCCTGATACTGAAATAAATGGTAAACTTGCGGCTAGAGTAGGCGATTGTGTAGAAACTGATTGCGGGCATAAAGATTATATTATTACAGGTAGCGGCACAGTTGAAGTAAATGGAAAATTAGAGGCAAGAGTAGATGATCAAGTAGGTCGCGACGGAATATATAAGGCAAGAATTATTACAGGCTCACCAGACACAGAACATAATGAATAAAGTGGTTGACAAACACTTTATTTGATTGTATAATACAGTATAAATTAACAATATAGGCACAAGAGGCAGTATGAAGAAGTATCATAATAAAGTAATTTTAACAGACGTGGACGGAGTTCTGTTAAATTGGGAATACGCATTTACATGTTGGATGGAACAACATGGACACACTCAAAGCAAAGATGCAAATCTGCAATACGATATTGCAAAACGATTTGATTTAGATTCAAACAATATTGGACATAAATTAGTAAAGCAGTTCAATGAAAGTGCTGCAATGGGATTCTTACCTGCATTACGAGATGCAGTGTATTATGTAAAACGGCTACACGAAGAACATGGATTTGTTTTCCGTTGTATTACAAGCATGAGTACAGATGAAAATGCTTATAAATTACGGTTAATGAACCTTCAAAAGTTGTTTGGCGAAACAGCTATTGATGATTTAGTTTGTCTAGATACTGGTGCAGACAAAGATGATGCGCTAGCACCATATAAAGATTCAGGATTGTATTGGATCGAAGATAAACTAACAAACGCAGTTTGTGGACTAGATTTAGGTCTTACTGCAATTCTAATTGAGCATGGATACAACATGCACGATGATATTCCAGATGGTATGACTAAGGTAGTCGGCTGGAAAGAACTTTATAATCACATTATAGGAGAATAAAAATTATGAGTGATCAAACACAACATGAACAAATTGTTCAAGCATTTCAACAATACCTTACAGAGCACGACACGTTCGAAGGCAAGGGTGTTAAAGCCGCTGCTACAAGAGCACGTAAAGCACTAGGTGACTTAGGTAAATTATCTAAGACTCGTAGAGCAGAAATTCAAGACAAAAAGAACGCAATGTAATGTCCGGACAGCGAAAGTGGATTAAGACATGGGCTCGTACCATTGGAATGCCAATAGGAATAACCGATGACGACGAACCAACATTTCTTCCAATTTCGCAAACAAGTGTAAAACGTGCATTGGCAGCTAGAACATTCTGGATCGTCTTGCACGTTTTTACATGTTTTATGATAATAGCAGGCAACATAAAGACAATATTTTTCTAAGTATCATGTTAGCGCCTCAACTTTTAGTTTAGTGTAAATACTGTCACTAGACGAAAGGGGTTGCAACATGTCTACTACTGGAATAGAATCACTTAGCGAAGAAGATCTATATTATTTAGAAAAAATGCTCGCTGAAAAATTTTCACAAGAGTGCGAATATGCAAAGAATTTCCAAACAAAAAATGCCTGGAGTTCAAACCATAAATCTTCAAGAACACTACGTTTAATGAACGCAGTTCGATCTACAAAAAATTCTTTAAAAATAAAAAGACAAGGATGGTAGACAAACTCATCAAACTATGTTATAATATAACATAACAATTAGGGAGATAAGATATGACTAAATTTGAAAAGATAGAATTTGTTGTTGGTTTATCGTGTTTAGGACTTCTCCTATCCATATAAACGAATACTCACAAATATAGTACTTCTTTTATATTTCTGGTGTATCGATGAAGATCCAGAAATGGTTAGACTAAAAAAGAAAGGTGAACAAACATCTATTATTGAAATAGAAGTTGACATCTAGTATTACTTGTGTTATAAATATACTTGTAACGTTGAAGCAATTCAAACGCTAGACAGGACCCGGGGGCGGTACCCGGCGACTCCACCATAAGTACATCCTGGAAGAGCAGGTTGGTTGCAAGTTGAAGGGTGTGCTTTTGATGGGGTCGAAATAGGATCGACTGTTAGTTAATAGGAGAGTGGAGTTGCCCGGATGTAAGCTCGGTTAACGCGAACGAAACTTATAATTGCAAATGACAATTATGCGCCAGAGATGGCATTAGCAGCTTAGGCTGTTACGGGGTAGTTAGACCTTGTTACCAAACATAGCAGGAAAAGCACCCTCGGGTGCTTTTCTTTTATCTGCTACACTTTAGCGCACTGAATTTAGTTGACTTCCGATAAAATACGTGCTATATATAATATACAACACATACACAAAGGAAATAAAATGAAAAACTTACTATTAACAGTAGCAGTACTGGCTACTCTCTCAACTACAGCTTTTGCAGCTGACACTACAGTCGAAATGTTAAACAAACGTGATGACGGCGCCAAGATGGTGTACTCAGAAGATATCACACGCATTGACGTAGGCGACACAATTACTTGGGTACCAACAGCAAAAGGTCACAATGTAGAATTTATTGCAGGTCCAGATGGTTGGAAAGCACCACGTAAATCAAAACTAAACAAAGAAGTTGAAATGACATTTGATACACCAGGCGTATATCTATATCAATGTTCCCCGCACAAATCAATGGGAATGATTGGTATTGTAGTTGTAGGTGATGGAGACAACGATATCTCAGGTGCCAAAGTAAAAGGTAAGTCAAAGAAAAAACTAAAAGCATTGTTGGCTGATCTATGAGCGAACAAACACAATATTGCACAACCAAAGGTTTAGGTTGGGCTTTCTTAATCATTATTATTGGTATGGTAGGGATGCCTATTCTTGGATCGGCAATTGCTTATCCAGACAACTGTAAACAGTCCATTCTTATTCCGTGTATAGGTTTAGAGAAATGAACAAGGTAACAGAAGATGCACAGAAGCAAGCTGAAATTGCATTTGACGGTTTCATCTTGTGGAGCAAACGTACAACGTATGCTTCAATAGCATTTTTGTTTATTGTTGCATCATGCAACTTTGGGGTAGAGGACAACACCTATCCTGGCTATAATGGCGGACAGTATAACCCCTCAGGATTGAGTACAGACTATGAAACCAAATAATAATTTTGAATTATCAATTCGTGACATCGAAGTTATTGAATCAGCACTAAGAGCAAAGGCTGGACGCAGAGGTATGGCTATTGCCGAAGGTAATGTATCGACACAACTACATCAAGAGATGATAGAAATACAAGATCTACTAGGTAAATTACACGACCAAAAAGTTTGGTTTAGACCTAAAGGATTTGTACCGGGCGGATAGTGTTGTAAATAAGTAACAAATGTGTGTAAACTTTTTAAAACACGCTCTAAAGTGAACAACAACATAGATTACTAGTGTAAATAGAAAGTCAAAGGGCAAGCGTGAACTTGCCCTTTTTTACGACAGTACAATTTGAAAGGTATATTATTATAATGCGTACAGTATTTATCGCGGCAGCATTGGCTGCATCAGCAACAGTAGCAGGAGCAGTTGACTTAGGTACAACTGGTGTTACTCTTAACACAGACGTTGTAGCAACACATATGGTGGATGCAGAAACAACAACAATGACAGTTGAGCCAGAATTAGGTTATGCATTTGGCATGGCTAACTTCACAATGGGCACAATGTTGAATATTTGGGACAATGACAATAAAGTAACACTTGATAATGAGTTTGATCATCTTCCAGTGATTGATTTTGGTGTAACTTATGGGTTGACAGACAGCGTTGAATTAGAAGCAACGACATCATATGACCTAGAAGCAGAAACACGCGGCGAAATCAAATTAATGACAACGTTTAGTTTCTAATAACTAAAAATAAAAACACGGCACCAAGGGGCGTTTCGACGCCCCTTTATTTGTGACTAAATAAACGTAGTACATTAAGGGCAGGGCAAATGCGAGAAAAACTACGCAAATGGTTTAACATTGATAATATTATAGACATCACTGTTGATCTGTTCTTAATATTGTTTGATGTACTAAGTTCGCCTATATTAATTGTAATGAGATTATTACGTTGGTTTGTAGGCAAGTTTATGTTAGACGGACTAAAGAACAAGATTAAAAGATTAATACATTGGACAGAAGGCAAACATCCACTACTACAAATCTGGGTATGGACAATGACAATATGCGTAGTAGGAGTAATTCTTACACTTATGTGGCTCTTTGGAACAGCGTTTGGAGAGTTTGTGATGGAAGAATGGGGTCATCAAGCACTAGACTTAGATGAATAAAACAATGAGGGAAACAAAATGCAACAAAACGAGTATGACGTAGTAGTTGTCAAAGTAATCGATGGCGACACAGTAGATGTAGATATTGATCTAGGATTTGGAGTAACACTTAGAGACGAACGTGTTCGTATTATGGGTATAGACACACCAGAGTCACGCACAAGAGACAAAGTAGAAGACTTGTTTGGCGAAGCTGCAAAAGCAAGACTAAAAGAACTTATGAAAGATGGCGCCAAATTGATTACTACAGAAAACAAACACGGTGAAGATATGAAAGGCAAGTTTGGACGTATCTTAGGAGACTTTAGAGCTCCTAATGGCGACTTAGTAACTGACATTATGATAGCAGAAGGCCACGCTGTAGCATACTTTGGCGGCAGCAAACAAGAGATTGCTCTAAAGCACGAAGCCAATAGACAGAAGTTATTACGTGAAGGTATAATAAGTACAGAAGCATATAATGCCGCAGTGGCATTAATGGAAAAAAAGTAATCTAACAACGGAGAGATATAACATGGGTTGGAAAATTAAAAAACCTAAAATCAAATTGCCGAAGCCGCCAAAGGTTAAAATACCAAACCCGGTCGATGTAGCTAACGAAGCGGCAAAGGCTGCTAAGAAGGCAGCAGATCAAGCGGCAGCAGAAGCAAAACGGCAAGCAGATGCCGCAGCCAAACAGGCCGCAGCCGCTAAGAAAGCCGCTGACAAAGCTGCTAAAGATGCAAAGAAAGCCGCTGACGATGCCGCCAAAGCAGCTAAAAAAGCCGCAGACAAAGCAGCCAAAGACGCTGCAAAAAATGTTACAGATGCAGGAAAAGTAATTGTTGATACAACTGGCGCAGTTACTAAAGATGGTATTAAGTTTGCTGAAGATACAGCAAATGCAATCGCAAAGGAAACTGTTAGCACAGCTAATAAAGCTAAAGTCGCCGCAACCCAAAGCGCAATGGCAACAGCAAATGTAGCTACAGCCGCAATGGATGAAATTGAAGCAGGTAGTAAACTTGCACTACAAGGACTAGAAGAAGTAGGCGAGTATGCAGTTGATGCTGGCGAACTTATTGCAGAATGGGCAGAAGCCAACTACTGTCAAATTGGTGTAAGCGTTGCACTAGGCACAATTTTTGCAGCCATATTGTATCGTCCAGAGCCGAGCAGTCAGGCAACTACTACGGCAGCAACAGCACCTCTAAGCTCAACAGCTATCTTATACTTGGCAGCTAAAGACACAGTGGGCGCTGCCGCTATGGGAACAGCATGTGATTTAACAGCTGGAGCATTTGTTGATTTGATTTGGATGTCAGCTGATGTACGTAAAGCAATTGGTAAAAAGAACAAGCAAATACTAACAGACGCAATTGCATTTACCCTTGCTAAATCTATGGACAAAGCCGCAGGTGCTATGATCGTTCCACAGAGTTGTGCGGCAGTTGTTGCAGGTATCGTAACAACACTAGTAGCACAGTTAGCATGTGAGCAAACATTGCCAAATGGTGCTCGCGAGTGGGCAAGTACTGGTGCATCAGGCTTGTAAAATAAAAGGTTGACACACACCTAAACTCCTGTTATACTGTATAGACAGTAACAAATAGCAGGAGTTTTTTTATGACAATGTCGCTGGTAGGTCCTTACCTAACAACTACTAATTATAAGAAACGTAAGGCAAAAAAGATTACAGATAAACAACGACTCAAACTAGAACAAGATTGGCGAGCGCACAACAAACAGATGCGTAGAATCAATTGCCATTCATCGCAGTATGATACGTTAGACGACTATATTGCATACACTCGCGGCGAATATAAACCTAAAAAGAAACCCGCTACAAAAAACAATCAGTATGTATCAACACCTAGTGTCAACCATCGTTCTACAGCACACATTCCTAGTCACGGAGATGGTGTTGGCACAGCGCCTAAGAAAGAACATCCTAAGTATACAGGCGATTTAATTGTAGGCATTGCTACAATGCACAAGTCAAATGCTGTACCGGTCATGCGTGGTACAACACAAGCTAAAGACATCTCCGCCATGCGGCGCTAACAACAGAGGTAATCATGAAAACATTTTTTATAGCAGGAATACTAGCCGTCTTTGCGACTGTTACACTAGGCGAAAACTTGTATGCTAAAGAAGAATACCCAGAAGAATATTGTCTAGCTTTAAACATCTATTATGAAGCTAGGGGCTCAAATTTTGCAGACCAAATGGCAGTTGCAGATGTAGTTCTTAATAGAGTACAAGATACTCGTTATCCGCAAACAGTGTGTAATGTAGTATATCAGGGCGAACATAAGGCAAGTTGGAAAACAGGTAAACCTATTCCTATTAGAAATCGTTGTCAGTTTAGTTGGTACTGTGATGGGAAACCCGACGAACCAAAAGACACTGACGCTTGGCAGTCGGCACAAGTATCTGCATACAGAATAATTAATTACGGAGAGTTTCGTGGACTTACAGAAGGTGCAACACACTATCACGCAGGATATGTTAGCCCACGGTGGGCTAGTTCATTACAATTAGTTGGAAAAATAGGCGATCACATATATTATAGATGGACAGATTAATACTACACTATAATTTGAAGATCGTATGGGGTTAAATATATTATGATCTTTGGAATACTTACATTAATCACAGCATTGTGCATCAGTGCTGTGGCAATATACTACTCTGTCGCAGGACTTGTAGCTATATTTGCAGCCGCGGCAATACCTATTATGATAATGGGCGGCACATTAGAAATAGCAAAACTTGTAACCGCAGTGTGGTTACACAAGTACTGGGAACGAGCAACGTGGTGGCTTAAAAGTTATCTTTCTATTGCAGTTGTTGTACTCATGTTTATTACAAGCATGGGTATCTTTGGCTTCCTATCAAAAGCACACATTGAACAAACAAGTGCAAGCGAAGAAAGCATTGCTAGAGTAGCTAGTATTACAAGCGAAATTGAAAGACAGAACGCTATTGTTACTCGTGCTAACACACGTATTGGACAACTAGAAAATAGCGAGACTGGTGCTGATGCGACTATGCAAGCACAGATTGATAAAGAACAAGGACGCATTGATAAAGCATTTGAACGCATTAATCCTGCCATTGCACAACAGAACCAAATTATCTCAGATGCAAGAGCAAGTGATAACACAAGAACTAAACCATACGAAGATCAGCTTGCTAACATACAAGCAGAAGTATTGCGTTTAGAACAAAGCGCAAGAGATTATGAACAAAAGATTAGTACACTAGAAGCTGACACAACTGCAACTCAGCCTCTTACACAAAGTATTGCAGATATAGAACAAGAAATTATACGTGTTACTAACCAACTACAATCAACAGAACAAGGGCAAATTCGTGCAGGACAAGCAATCATTGGCGTCACAAGTGATGGACTGTTTGGCGGCAACACTAGAACTGCTCTCGCTAAATGGGTCGAAGCACAACGATCACGCATAACACAAATACAACTAGAAATATCTAATATACGTCAAGGAGCCACAACAACTGTAGATGAAGAACGTACAAGATTAGCGGAAGTAGTTAAAGATATTCGCACAACACAAATACCTGCATTGAAAGACAGAGAGCTTACAATGCTTGCTAAGATCGATGAAGTACGCCAAACAGAATCACCTTCTATCTCTACTGCTAGAAATGAAATACAAAGACTACGCGAGAGTGCAGAAGCACAAGTAGCACAGTCACAAGTGTTGATAGAAAGATTACGCAGTCAGCTAGGCGACAAAACAAATGCAGAAGAATTAGAAGCAGACATTGACGAACAACAAGACCGTATCAAATCTGCTAACACAGAAATTGACACACTTACAGAAGAAAAAATAGAACTAGAAGCGGAGTACCGTAAACTAGAAGCAGAAGTAGGACCAATCAAATACATTGCTGAGTTTGTATATGGCGAACAAGCAGACAATAACATGCTCGAAGAAGCTGTACGTTGGGTAATTATTATTATTATCTTTGTGTTTGATCCACTTGCCGTTCTACTGTTAATAGCCGCACAATATACCTTTGACTTTAATAGAAAGCCCAAAGATGACGACGGTGAACGTCTTCGGCTCGAAAGAGCTGAATACGAACGAGCAAGAGCACAACGTATAATTGACAACCCTGTTTATAATATTGACACTCCTGCGCCGCCTGCGGAACAAAAGGAAGAAATAAATGATAACGGAGACAACACCGGATCGGAATCAAAAGTTGAAGGACCTAATGGGGAACCTGCCATTGGAACCGAACAACCTGGAGGAACCGCTGCCAGCGGAATGGCTGTGGCCAGAGAAGACGACGATGGACAAGTGGACCAGACCAAAGGAGAAATAGATGGAACAGTGGTGGAACCTACAGACAGCGATATACAAGATGGTGATGTGGAACATAATGAACGAGATAGAGAAGCCGATGATGAGGAAAGTCTATCAGGACGGGGCGATGTGGAACCTGCAGAAGAACAAGTTCCTAACAGTGACAAAACCCAAGAGCAAACTAATACCGGGCAGGACACCGGAGGAAGTGCTACAACATCTGAAGAGGAATTAGAAGAAGTTATACATGACAACGGACCAATAGGTCCTACACCCGTAACTTTTAAGCCACGTAAGTCTAATCTAGATATTAAAGCTAGAGAAGTAGAATACGATAAAAAAGATGACGATCAAACCTATGTTGATGCTAAGACAGCATGGAAAGAAGATAATCCAGAAGAGACTCTAAAACACTACAAAAACTTATATATACATGGTAAGATAGATAAATTGCCATGGGAAAAAGATGAATACCAACAAAATGCAGAGCAAAGCGAAGATAGTCTATTTAACAAACTTAACAAATAGGTGCTGAGTGAGCAAAATTAACATTATTACCTACCCAGATGTGTTACACAACAACGCATTAAACATTGTTTTAATTTACCCAGAAAAAAATATACTTGATCATTTGCAATCGGAATTTCTAACAGACTATAATAATGATGTTAATCTTTATTTGTTTGATAGATTAGTTCAAGATACTGATGAAATAAATTGGGTGCTTACTGCTTCAAAATCTGCAGACTATACAATTATTGATACAGATAATACAATAGAATTTTTTCGTCCGTTGCTATCTTTTATAATCGCAAGGCAAAATTCTTATTGGTTTAGTAAGTCTGATAAATCAATATACAAACATCTTAGCAGTAATCATATTTATGATTTAAATTTTTTACCAAAAGATGATTGACAACAACACATAACTGTGCTATAGTATAACAAATAGGAGGACACATGATCCGCAAAAAACCATATAACAAAGATTCACAGCATAAAGGTTTGCATGTTGAAGTACGTAACGGCGACTTTAATTATGCATTACGTAAGTTTAAAAAGAAAGTTCAAGAAGATGGAATTCTACAAGAACTACGTGAGCGTGAGTTTTATACAAAACCTAGCTTGAAGCGAAAAAAAGCAAAAGCAGCCGCAAGAGCTAGATGGTTGAAAAAACTATCTAAGATGGAAACAGAACTTACTAAACCATACCACGCAAAAAAGAAAAGGTAAACAAAATGCGCATCGAACAAGATGTCAAATTAGATTACAAGGACGTTCTTATTCGTCCAAAGCGTAGCACACTTAAAAGTCGTAGTCAAGTTAGACTTGATCGTAAATTTACATTTAGACACAGTAAACAAGATTATGAAGGCATTCCTATTATGGCAAGTAATATGGATGGTGTTGGTACGTTTGAAATGGCAGATAAATTAGCCAAACAAAACATTTTTACATGTCTAGTTAAAACATACACTTCAAACCAGCTTATTGATTTTTTTAATACAGATGATTACTTACGAACTAACAACGTAGCAATGAGCATTGGCACTAGTGACGATGATTATTGTAAACTACAGCAAGTTGTAGCATTAGTTGACGATAACTTAAAATATGTGTGTATGGATATTGCTAATGGATATTCAGATCACTTTGCAAAACATGTTAGTAAAGTAAGAGAAGAGTTTCCAAACTTAGTAATTATAGCAGGTAATGTAGTTACTGGAGAAATGACAGAGGAGTTAATATTAAGTGGAGCATCTATTGTTAAAGTGGGCATTGGTCCCGGCTCTGTTTGCACTACTAGGATTCAAACTGGTGTTGGATACCCGCAGTTATCTGCTGTTATCGAATGTGCGGACGCCGCCCATGGACTTGGCGGTCACATTATTGCTGACGGTGGGTGTACTTGCCCTGGAGATGTCGCTAAAGCCTTTGCAGCTGGAGCAGATTTTGTTATGCTCGGTGGCATGCTTGCTGGCCATGATGAAGGCGGTGGCGAAGTAATTACAAAGTTTTATGAAACAAATGAATTAGAATACGAATTTCAAGATCATTTAGAAAATCATAAACGAAAAGTTGAACAAAAACAGTTTGTGCAGTTCTACGGCATGAGTAGTGAAAGTGCAAACGACAAGCATTTTGGTGGATTGAAAGATTATCGTTCATCAGAAGGCAGGACTGTCCTAGTACCCTACAGAGGATCTGTAGCGGATACCGTACAAGAAGTACTCGGGGGTATTAGGTCAACCTGTACATACGCTGGTGCGTTAAAACTAAAGCAACTTAGTAAGTGTACAACATTTGTTCGTTGCACACAAACGCACAATGGTGTATATGAAAAATCAACTGTTGGCAAATAACAGATGATAAATAAATGTGTACAAAGGATGAACCTGAGTACATTTAAACGGATGCCGAAAGGATCCATACATAAATCTTGCTTTTTTAAAGGAGAAACAAAATGACAAGACTAACAACTCTAGACCTACCCAACTTCAACAGAGCAACTATTGGCTTTGATAGAATGTTCAATGAACTGAATCAACAGTTTGCAAATAGTAAATCACAAGGTTACCCACCCTATAATATTGCACAAATCAACGATGACGAATACATGATTAGTATTGCTGTCGCTGGATTTGGTATGGATAACTTAGAAATTACTAAAGATGGTAACATTCTAAAAGTAGAAGGAAATGCTCCTAAAGGAGATGAAAATGTCAACTACCTACACAAAGGTATTGGCGGCCGCAACTTCCGTAGAGAGTTTACTCTAGCAGATCATGTGGAAGTAGAAGGTGCCACTCTAAACTTAGGTATGCTTAACGTACACCTAAAAAGAGAAGTGCCGGAAGCACTGAAGCCTAAAACGATTGAAATTCAAGACAGTTCAGTCATTGAAGGCAAAATTGAGTAACAAAAGTCTAGGGGGAGTGGAATATCTCCCCCATTTTTAAGGAGTAAAAAATGTCAGAAGCAGAAGTTGTAATCGACGAAAAAATTGAAATTACAAATTTGATTCCACCAAAGTACAATGTTATAATGATCAACGATCACTTTACACCAGTAGAGTTTGTAATAGAGATATTGACAACAGTGTTTAAGCATACACACGAAAGAGCTGAATATTTAACTATGACAATTCATAATGAAGACTCAGTAGTTGTTGGAACGTATAACTACGAAATAGCAGAGATGAAAGGTATCGAAACTGTCAATAGGGCACGTGATGCTGGATTTCCTTTGCAGGTAAAAATAGAAGAGGAATAAATGTCTAACCTTAAAGAGCTCACATGGGAACATCATAAAAATGCAGAAAGGCAAGCCTTTGTAAAAGAATTACTTGGCGGCATATCGGAAGAACGCTATGCTACTTTTCTTTTTAATCAGCACCCGCAATATAACATTGTTGAAATGTTTGCTATGGCACTAGGTTTATTAGACGACTTGCCTATTAGACGGGCACCAGCAATACATGAAGACTATCAAGAGCTTTGGGGAATAGGCAATGCTAATCAACCCCCTTTACTTCCTGTTGTAAAAGAATATATGAATCACATAATGTCAATCAAAGATGACCCTAACAAACTTATGGCACATATCTATGTAAGGCATATGGGTGATTTAAGTGGAGGACAAATGATTGCTAAACGTGTACCTGGACAAGGGCGTGTTTATCAATTCGACGGAGATCAAGAAAAAATTAAAGAAGCTATCAGAGCAAAAACAAATGATAGTATGGCAGATGAAGCTAAGATATGCTTTGACTTTGCTACAAAATTATTTCAACAAATGGATGAGTGTAAATAAACATGAGTGTAATTTGGGATAGACTAATAGAGTGTAAAGATGAAATTATTAATATTTTTGAAGAAAATGCAACAGAATTTGATGAACCGGGTCTTGCCTATTTTAATAACAATTTGTGGATTAATCGTGTATGGCGGAACAACGATGTTCGTAGAGCGCATATTGATGTTGTAGATGCACGTGACTCTAAAGGTTTATGGATGATGCACGTATGCGTGTTTCCTGTACTTAACAACGATGGCCCAATATACGGCTTTGACGTTATTGCAGGCAAGACTAAAATGACAGGTGCCTTTCATGACTTTTCAGCAAGTTCTACATTTGATCATCCTATGATTGACGGCTACAAAGAAGCAGTCGCAGACTTTATCCCTAAGAAGCAACGACAACTGCCAGAATGGGCAACCAACATTTTTACTGACAAGATGCTGGCCGCAGGCAATGTAAACACAGAAGAAGAAGCAGTTGCGATTATAGAACTAGCACAAAACAACTTACGTGCATACTTTGACGAAGTAGGTGAGTTTACAGGCTACGGCAACAGAGACGAAGTTATTGCCGCACAAAACTATTACTGTCATAATCAGCAACAGAATCCACATACTCCGCGGACAATGAAAAGTTTAGGACTAGACGAAGCTGATGTAGACAAGTTTTGCACAGACATGTTGTTTCCTAAAATCGTATAAATATTAAAAAGACATAGGAATTAACAATGCGTTTCACTGAAATTAAACAGCCACTCAACGAACAAAAACAACAGCTTAATGAAGGCTATACTATCGGTGATATTGCAGAGACACTATGGGGTGCAGCAGTTACAGCTGCATTTGAAAATTATCCAAATCCTGCACAGCCGGCTGATGTTAACAGAATCATGTCAAGTTTAAAAAATCTTTCTTACAGTAAAACTAGAGCAGACGGTCTTGAAAGTGCTATGACCGATAGTATTTCTTTTGTTAATCAAATTGCAATGAAAGAACATTTATCAGATATCAAAAATTGGCCACACTCTAAATTTCCTAGTTCAAGAATTGACATTGTGACAGCAAATGTTATTAAAGATGCTAACATACAAGTTAAAACAGCAGGGTTAGACTTAAAAGAAATTTTTGCAAACGGTAAAGCAGACAATATTGTAATTGGAGCGCAAGGCGGCGCAGATCAAAAAGGTACCAAAGTTGATGTAGCTATTACACATAAAATAGCAGGCGCAACTGAAACTATACACTTAGGATACAGTCTTAAAACAAATGACAAAGATGCTAAATTTATGCCAGTTGGTCAAAATCCCGGTGTTAAATCAGCAAGAGGTACCGGCAGGAGTGTAGTTGACTTTTTTAGTGATTTAGGCATAAAAGAAATTAAAGAACCTATATACGATGCGGCTGCACAATTAAACAAAGAAATTAAAGATCGATTTTCTTTAGGTAAAACTGAAGAAGCTAAGATTCTACGTAAAGCTGGCGAAGTTAATTCAGACATGAATGACAATATGGCAAAAGCTGTAGAGCAAATTAATAATAGAGTAAACAGTGATGCTGAAGAAAGAGCGTTCTTTGAAGATCTAATTAACTTTTTAAAAGTCCACATTAATAAAAATGAGGAAGGACTAAAGCTTTTAACTATTGGTAAATCTGATGTATACACCAGCACAGTAGAGAGGTTTGCAGAGCTTGCTCCTAAATTAGAAATATCAGCTAAACATGTACCTAAACAACAACTGTTCTACATTTATGCGTATAACCAAGAAACAAAAGAACAAGACGCAATAATTCAAGTAAGACTAAAAACTACGGGCGGCGTGCCAAGTAGTAAAGATGCTGCAATTTATAGAAGTTTGCGATATACCCTTGTGGTATCTACTGGCCCAGGCTACAATAAGTACGCCAAAGTATCTTAAAACACTTAAATTACCACTTGACAGATAGTCAATTTGCTGTTATTATTATATAAAGCTGTTAGGAAAGGTAAGTATGTCAGAAAAACATCACAAACATTATGACTGGTCTAATCTAATCACACAAGATGATCGCCGGCTGCTCGTTAAAGATATAAACACACTAATTGAAAAAGGCCAGTACTGGGAAAATAGTCCTAAGTTTCAAACCAATATTAATATTTTTGGACATCCAGGACCACACTGGAGTAAACTTAAAATGGCCTTTATTTGGAGTGTCTTTGCGTATCTTGGTAAGGAAGTACAAATTAAAAAGGTAGGTAGCTGGGGAGTTCAGACTTCGTTGAAACATGTTGAAGATCCAAATATACTTTGGCATCAACATGCTGTTAGTAACAATGAAACTATCAGTGGAGTATTTTATTTAGAAATTCCAGACGATGTTAATGATTTAGAATCAGCAGGAACAGAAATGGCACCAGATGGCCCACTATCAGAACAAGATTCTAAATATTATGCTGAATGGAAAACAGCTAATTGGATGATTTATCCCGGTAAAATTTATCACAGACCAGGCAAACTACAATCCTTTGATAATAGATTTGTTGTAGCTGCAGATTTGGATTTTTAATGGAACTTAAACCTTTATTCCCAACTCCTTTATATTGGAACAATGTAGATGCTAGTTTGGCAAACAAAGTTGAAGATTTGTTTGTAAGCAGATTAGAACAAATTCCACAGCATGCAATTCATAAAACTGACTTTCATGAGCAAACTACAATATTAGACTTAGAAAAAGACTTGCCTGAACTAAAAAAACAAATAATGGATAATATAAAAACGTTCTGTGAAATGACAGGTATAGGTGTAGATGATAAAATGGAGTTTAGTTCATGGGCTCAAGACTACAGTAGAAGTGCAGACTATCATCCGTTACACAGTCATGGGTTTCATGGAGTAAGTGGAATATATTGGGTAAGAGCAAATGATGCCGCAGGCATGACAATATTCCAAAGTCCTAATCCTTATCTTAGGAACGCAAAACGTATGAAGGAAACTGATGCAACACATGGACTTTTTGGGTTACATCCTAAAAAAGGAACAATAGTATTATGGCCTGCGTGGTTAGATCATGCAGTTGAGCCGAGTAATCAAGGCGCAATAAGATCAACAATAGCATTTAACCTTTGTGAATAATATAGCAATGACACCACAAGAAGTATTTGAATATAAACAACGTTGGAAACCTGGCTTCACTGTAAGATTGCACAGTGACCTTGCAGACAAAGGCAAAACGTTTTGCAAACGTCAATGTAAGCGACACGAATGGAGTTGTACAACATGGACGGACAATTATGAACATACATTTCATTTTGAACACAGCGAGCCAGCACAGAAATTTAAGATAGCAATGGGAAGATTTGCAGATCAATGACAGATATGTTTGAGCCAAGTAGCAAAGAATTGCAAGTACTTGTAGAACTAGCTATGGATAACGAAATTACTGATCCTATAGATTGGAGTGAATTAAACATATCAGAAAAAGAAGCTTATATAATGATGGCTTCACATGTTATGGAGATGGACGATAATCCTACTGTGAATAAGTCTATTATAGTAAAACTTATGGTAGAAAATTTTGTACTAAATTTAAAACTACTAGGAAAAAAATAAATGAAAAATATAATATATAAGGCTGAAGATATATTTCACGACATTGACGGCGATGATAAAAATGTAAACATGACAATACCTCCCGAAGTTTTAGAACAGATGGGATGGGAACCAGGAGACACTGTGGTTGTTGAAGTAAAAGACGGTCAATTAAGTTTGACTAAGAAGGATACATGAGTAAAGAAGGCATACTTGAAATTGAAGGTGAAATACAAGAAGTTTTACCAAATCAGATGTTTAAAGTTAAACTTGACAATGAACATGTTGTAACTTGCTATACCGGCGGCAAGTTGCGTCAACATAAGATAAGATTAGTAATGGCTGACAGAGTTAAAGTAGAAATGTCACCATACGATCTTTCTAAAGGTCGGATCACTTACAGACTATAAGAGGCAACACTTATGCACACATTAGATAAATTTGAAGGCACGTTTGCAATATCAGATCATAATAGGATACCAGAAGTTTTGGTTGAATATTTAACTGAGTATTTTTACGATAAAATTGATAGCAAATGGCTTTCTACTAGAAAACATCAGTTAAGCAATATTTCAATGGAAACTATCAACGAAGCATTAAATGCGGTCTGGGAAGGACCCGGATCAGTTGACACCATTCGAACGTATATTGCTCAGTCTAGAGGCGCTCGTTTGTCATTAATGATCGAAAGTCAGCCCAAAGATAAGACTCCTGTACCTGTTTCTACAGTAGATTCTAACCTAAAAGTGCAGGACGACTAAAAAGTTTTTTTGTAAGTCATTGATTTATAAAGAAACGTTTTGATTGACAATCATAGCTATTCTTGCTATAATATATGTATATTATGTAACAAGCGAGGGTAGCTATGAGAGTCAAGATTGTTGGAGCAACTGCTAGTCAAAAAAAGCACATTACTGCAATGGTAAAATTTTGTGCAAAGAAACTAATGCCCAGAATAAAAAATTTAGACATCACAGTAAAGATGACCAATCTTACTGATGCTTACGGCTATTGCTTATCAAATGAGGAAATATGGACTGATAGGCCACGTACTTTTGAGATTGAAGTACATCGTAAAATGCGCCTTCGTAGGATACTAGAAGTTCTTGCACATGAAATGGTTCATGTGAAGCAGTATGCTCGAGGTGAATTATATGTAGGCGCCCGTAATGCAAAGCACCGTTGGCAAGGTAAGTGGATGAGCGAAAATGTTAACTACTGGGATCATCCATGGGAAATAGAAGCACACGGTCGTGAATCAGGCTTGTTTATACAATATGCAGAACAAAACGATTATGGCAAATATAAGTGGACACAAGATATTAATGGTTGACATTTATTATCTTGATGTTATATTAACAACATAGGCAACTAAAAAAGGCATGCAACATGAGTAACACAAACACCTACGCTGATACATTTAACGGCCAGTACGTTAAAAGCGACAGTCATTTTGTAGATCTAGCAACACGTTTTGATACGTTTTGTAGTGAAAGCAAAGCAATCGAATTCCGTATGATGACACGAGAGTTTCGTAGACGCAATCCAAACTTTAAAACAATACAAGATGTACGAAAGCGTATGTCCCGCGCATTACCAGCACAACTAAGCGACATTGAAATTGATACTACAATGCAACGGTTGCTTAACCTAGAACATGTATTAGGCATGTTAGAAAACTTTAAAGCAACTAAAGTACAACCAATTCAAGTATACGAAGATCCAGAACGTCCGGGTAAGTATATTGCATGGGACGGCCAACATACAGCAATTTTGTTATACGTACTTGCTGTATTAGTATTTGAAATCCCAACAAGCGAATTAGAAATTCCAGTTGCTATCTATGACGTAACTACTAAAGCAGAAATACGTGAAAACTTTGTTGGCCTTAATGGCGAAGATAAGTTGCCACTAGATGCAATTGACATGTTTCAGCAAAAGATCTTTGGTGTACGTGTTGATGGTAGCATTAAGGATGATTGGATCATAGCAGAGAAAAAGCAAACTATGTTAGAACGACATAAGTTATTTGCTACAGCAGAAAAGTTTGACAACACAGACGAAGTAGGCGCTATTTCACGTATGGCAGAGCTTGATAAAGCAAGCCCAGCAGTAGTTGAACAGTTTGGCATTTACTGGAGTGCAATACGCAAGCAACGTGCAGTTGATGCTAAAGAAATCTTTATGATGATGACTTGGTTGATGATTGCAGAAATGCAAAATATTGACATTGATGAAGATTACTTGTTAGACCTTGCAGACATGAACTTAGGTTTGTTTGATGCTAACTTTGCACCAGGCGGCGGCTTTTGGGCTAAATGCGAAACAGCATATGAAAACTGGTACCAAGGAACGCCACAGAGTGCTTGGCAAGAACCGTCAATGCAGAAGATGCCAAGTCATGGTATACCATTTCTAAATGCACAAATTATTAAGAGTTTAGGTCGTAAAGTACCAGACTTTTTTGCTAACAATGGCTTTACTCCTGATGAAAAGGATCTTTGGTAATGGATCGTTTAGGCGACAATGACGTTATGAAGTCTAAGTATGATCGTGCTAAGATTATCAAAGACAACATATGCTGTAGTATACCCGGATGTGACGAGTTAATTACATTCTTCAAAGGCCCAAGTGCTGATCTATATTGTCGTGAACATCAACTTGAAGGTATCCCCTACGGGGGGTACGGACGACACGGAAAGGAACATACCTTTCATCGTTCGGATGTATGTCAATGTTGCGGACAGGATATCAATGATGATCCTCGATGGAAACTAGCGCAAGACTACTTTGGTCATATACTAACTAAGCGAGAAATACACGAAGTGAAAAGACGCTATAATCACGGTGATCACGACATGCGGAAAGCAGATGAAGGCAATGATAGTGCTGAAAATATCAATCCGTATTGTACCTTTTGTCATTGGGTCAAAACAGCTATTAATAACGATAGCAGATAGTGGTTGACAGACATCTGCCATGATGCTATAATAGTTATATTAATTAGGCAAACACACAGAGGCACACAATATGTCAGCAGCAACAGTTTATAATCCAATAGGTTGGGCAAACAGGGTGAAAAAAGTACCATTAAAAACAGTACCTACGCAGGAAGCACTAGCTGTTGCAGTAGCGGCACAACGCATTAATGGTAGTTATATCAAAGACACTCGTCGATTTAGCTGTGAAGAAAACAAAACACAGTTTAGCAACAAAGAGATTGTGAAGTTTGCGTTTCATGAGAATCCTACATACTTGCCTACTGATTTTGAGTGTCCTGTGCCTACAGCAGAAGACTACGCAGAAGTAGCACAAATTCACAAGTGGATGCGTAGATATGTAATGTTAGGACTTGCTGACTTAGACGACTTCAAGCGTGATATGATTGACAGTGTATCAGAAGATACAGTACCAGTAAATAACCTCGGGCGTGTAGCATTTATTCCAGAGTTTGTAAAACGTGATCAACACGAAACAGGACTAAAGAAAACTATTCGTGTTGAGTATCGTGACAGCAAGCACATCGAGCCTGTTGGTGAAAAAGTAGAAACTATTGTTGAAATACTTGACAGTCGTTA